GAACTAGACAAACTGGCAATGGAAGCCGAAGACTCATATAAAAACTTAATGGATCTGGGCATGAACGTGGATAGTAGGTATTCAGGACGGATTTTTGAAGTAGCAAGTACCATGCTTCGTAATGCCATTGACGCTAAAGGCAGTAAAATAGACAAAAAACTAAAAATGGTTGAATTACAACTGAAAAAACTCAAAATAGACAAGTCTGGCAAAGACGATGTAAGCGATCCTGTAGAAGCAGAGGGCACTATTATAACAGATCGAAACGAATTAATGAAAAAACTGATGAAAAAAGACTAAATACAGCATTATGGGTGATTTCGTAACATATCTAGCAGAATCTACAAAGCAATACGACTATCGTATCAAGATAGCAGGCGATATTGACAAAGATTTTGGTACAAAACTAGAACAAGAATTGCAAAAATTTGAAGTTGCAAAAATGTCTGCAGGAAAATCAACACCTATTCAAGAAACACCTTTAGATTTTCCTCAATTCAAAAACACAAACGTTACAATTTACGAATTAACAACAAATTATCCAGCATCTACCTTTGAAATGTCAGAATACATTGCAAATCAAATGGGACTAGCAAAAAATCAAGTAGTAGTAAGAAAGCCAGGAGAGCCAACTGAAGAATATCAAGAACAAATGGCAGAAAAAGAAAACAAATCAGAATTTATGTCTGTGTTACAAGACGTAGAATACAAAGATGCACCTGAAGTACCAGCAGAAAAAGAATTTGGTGACAAAGCAAATCAAAGTTTACTAAAAGAATTACTAAAAGACAGAAAAGAAAAAGTAGAAGCAGAGAAAAAAGAAACAGATCAAAAATCTATGGACAAAGAAGAAAAAGGCACACCTAGTCCATTATCAAAACCTAAAAACGAACACCCAGACCCAAAAAGGAAATAAACCATGGACATGATCGACATACTAGCCAAGTTAAGAGAATATGAAAAAGCAGGACACAGTGTTGCTGATGCAGTAAAAAGTGCTGAAATGACACAACCTGAATTAAAAAAAGAAGGCGGTATGAGTGACATACATATTGGTGCCCAAGAATTTATTGGAAATTACACAACAGACGATGGTGATTTAAAAATGCCTAAAGCACAAGTAATGAAAGCAATGGCAGACCAAAAAGAAAAAGCCAGTTTCCCACAAAGTTATGAAATTGAAACAGCAATGAAAATGGTTGCTGATAAATTTGACGATGCAGGAAAAGCCGTTGATGAAAATGAAGAAGTCACTGCCGAAGAAAAAGCAAAACCAGACTACATTGACTTAGATGGCGATGGAAACAAAACAGAACCAATGAAAAAAGCGGCAAAGGATAAAGAAATGAAAAAAGAAACAGTAAAAGAAGCAATCACAATGAGTGCTGAAACTCCTCAGGAAGCAGGTGTGTTGATGCAAATTTTAAAACTAGCAGGCGTTCAACCAGTTGACGCAAAAATGATTGGTGCTGAACAACCAGCAGAAATGCCAGCAGATGAAACAGAATTAGCAAATTCACCAGCAGGATACACAAACGATCAAAAAGTTCAGTCTATTGATGATTTAGTAAATGTTCATTCAGGTGGATTAAACAGACAAAAGGTTCAAATCAAAAAAGGTCACCCTGGTGACAATGAACTAACTGCAGAAGATATTGCAAACTCTTTAAGAACACAGTACGAAAGTTTTAAAGAACAATATGCTAAGGCAGTTACTGAAGCCAAAAAAAAAGACTAAAAACTTCTGAAGCACACGGCGGAGAGCATTCTACATCAGGTAGAAGCATGACCAAAGGCGAAAAGAACAAGCGTGAAAAAATCGTCAAAGGCATGAAAAAAGACAAAGCCGGATTCAAAAAGAGATATGGCAAAGATGCAGAAGCAGTAATGTATGCAACTGCAACAAAACAAGCCATGAAGTAAAAGAACGCTTAATACGGTCTCAAATACACTTAAATAAAACATATGGCTTATGTAAGTTTAGATTCAGAGCAGATTAAACGTGCAAATAAAAAACACAAGTACACTAAAGATCAGGTTTTACAACTAGAAAAGTGTATGGACGAAAAAACTGGTCCACTGTTTTTTATGGAATCGTTTATGAAAATACAACATCCAACTAAAGGTTCGTTGCCTTTCAAACCTTATGATTATCAAAAAAGGTTAATACAAAGTTACAACGATCACAGATTTAGTATTGCTATGTTGCCAAGGCAAACAGGAAAAACCACTTGTGCTTCAGGTTATCTAATCTGGTATGCAATGTTCAAGCCAGATTCACAAATACTAATCGCCGCACACAAATATGCAGGTGCTTCTGACATCATGTCAAGAGTACGTTATGCGTATGAGATGTTACCCGCATGGATTAAAGCAGGTGTTACACAATACAACAGAAACAGTATTGAATTTGACAACGGTTCAAAAATTATGGCAACCACCACAACAGAAAACACAGGACGGGGTATGTCCTTGACATTAATATATTGTGATGAGTTTGCATTTGTGCAACCACCTGAAAAAGCAGTTGAGTTTTGGACTTCACTGTCTCCAACACTGTCAACAGGAGGTAAATGTTTAATTACTTCAACACCCAACTCCGACGAAGACCAATTTGCTTTGATTTGGAAAGAAGCCATGAAAAGATATGACGACTTTGGCAATGACAACATTGTTGGTACAAATGGGTTTTATGCCATGAAAGCACACTGGTCAGAACATCCTGACAGAGACGAAGCATGGGCAAACTTAGAAAAAGCAAGAATTGGCGAAGAAAGATTTAGACGAGAACACGAATGTGAATTTTTAATCTATGATGAAACTTTAATTAGTAGTGTAAGACTTGTTGAATTGGAAGGTGCAGATCCAATTTGGAATCAAGGACAAGTTAGATGGTATGCAAAACCCAAACCTAAACACACTTACATGGTAGCACTTGATCCAAGTTTAGGTACAGGTGGAGATTATGCGGCAATACAGGTTTTTGAACTGCCAACATTTAAGCAGGTTGCTGAATGGCATCACAACACAACACCAGCAAATCAACAGATTAGAATTTTACAAAGTATAACCAAGTATATCAATGACACAATTATGGAACAAGACTCAACTGCCACTCCAAGCATATTTTATAGTATGGAAAATAACACATTAGGAGAGGCGGCTTTAATGAGAGTTATGGATATTGGTGAAGAAAATATAATGGGTATGTTCTTAAGTGAACCCATTAGAAAAGGTCACAGAAGAAAGTTTAGAAGAGGATTTAATACTACTGCAAAACACAAAATTGATGCTTGTGCAAAATTCAAAGAACTTGTAGAAAATAACAAAATGGAATTGAACTCAAAGCCTTTGATATCAGAACTTAAAAACTTTGTTGCCACAGGAGTTAGTTATAAAGGAAAACCAGGTGAACACGATGACCTAGTAAGTGCTTGTCTGTTGACCACACGTATGATGAAGGTTTTAGCAGATTTTGATCCTAAAATATTTGAGCAATGGACCAACAGGTCATCAGAATGGACTGCGCCAATGCCTATATTTGCCAACCTAGGTACGTAATAAATACAGCATGATTTCAACAAAAACATCAAGCGATCTGTTTAACAAAATTAGAAGCAAATTTGGCAATATCACAATAGGCGACAGTAAAGGTCAGGCCACTGCTGATCCAAAAGAAGCAGTGTTTTTTGACTTTGAATTCACCGAAGATCAGGACAAATTTGGCAGAATTAGTGTGTCACTAGCAGACGGTGAGTCGATGAAGGTGTTTTACAACAGAGATCTAGTAAGCAAAATCGATGAAGACGACAAAAATGAGTGGTATGACTTTATAAAGGAACTAAAAGACTTTGCAGTGGAGCATCAATTGAAGTTTGATGTGAGAGATATTACAAAATCAAGCCTTACAAAGCAGGATTATCAAAATATCGCAGATACGAACAAAACGGTAAATACTGACGAAATGTCAGAAGAACTAAACAGAATTACAAAACTAGCAGGTATTGAAGTCAAAGAAGGCTTAACAGGCACCAGTAAAAGTTCATACGAGAATTTAGACAAAACAAGATTAATAATTAGACACGCAGGACCAGTAGATGAAACTGTACCGGGTGCAAGATCAAGACACATCAATTCATTATACATTGAAAACGAAGACGGTGAAAGATTCAAATATCCTGTGATTCATTTGGCGGGTGCTAGAGCAATGACCAGACACGTGGCAAATGGTGGAAGACCACACGATGATTTTGGTCAACACATTATACAGACTTCAGAAGACATTGCAAAACTGGCTTCTTTCCAAAGATATGCGTCAAACAAAGATCAATTGAATGACAATGCAGGTGATATTATAGAACAAACTAAATTGTCACTTGAAAATTTAAGAATGTACATGAAAAATTTATCAAAACAAAGTCATTATGAATCAAGTTGCAAAGGTTACAGAAAAAAAGAAGCAATTGAATTAGATGACGAAACTGCTAACAGTTACAAAGACAAATTTACACTTAAAAATTTAGACAGCAGAGTAGAAGATGCATTACCTTTGATTCACAGAGTAATGAGTGAATTCAAAGATAAAGAACCAAAAGCACCAGCACCAGTGAACTACGGTGCAGTTGTTCAAGGTTTTTTAAATAATCCAGAAAAAAAATTAGTTTTAAGAAAAGATCCATCAGCAGACAACATGCTGAAAGTTACAAAATTCACAAATAAAAACACTATGTTGGGATCAATTATGTCAGACATAGCATCAAGAATTTTATCTAAAGGTGATGAAGAAGATAATATTGCAAATTTTGCCTCAAGAGTTGCTGATGAATTAGAGCAAGAAGGCGCACCGTTCTTTGAACCAAGTGCAGACTACATGAAGAACAAAAAAATTGCAATTCAACTTGCAAAAAGATACATTGACGACTACAAAAAAATGCAGGCAGATCCAAAATACGGAGATGAAGTAAGAATGGATCCGGGTGCATATAAACCTAAAGTAGACAGAAAAGGCAAAGCCAAAGAAGACGAACAGTTCGAAACTTGGGCGGACAATGTTGAAGCAATGGGAGAAGGTTCAAAAATTAAACCTTATGTGTCAATGTATTCAGATCCAGATGATGGCAAAACAGTCTATGACGTACTAAACGGTGACGGCGAGTCTGCTATGAAAACTGATGATTACGAACAGGCTCAAAGGTTTTTGAAACAAAACTACGACAAACTTAAAATGGGCACACCAGAAAAACAAGAAATTTTAAGTAAAAATTATCCAGGTTCAGCCATGCTTGGACAACATCCTAAAGAAGGCAATGAATTTGCTCAAGCAGTCAACAAAGCCAAAGCGGCAGGCATGAAAGCCGGCGACAAGTTTAAGGTAGGCGACAAAGAATACACACTCAAAGATGCAATTGAACTTGCAGGTTTAAAATTAGAAGAATTTTTCTCAGAAGAAGAAACTGAAGTAAAAGAATCTTTAAACGAAGACAAAAAAGAAGACAGCGGTTTCAACATCGCAGGCGTTGACGAAGAAGTAGACAGAATCGTCAATCTCGCAAATTACCAATAATAGTAGTAGACTTTAGATAAATATCTGTGTATATTAAGCACTAATGCTTAAAATACATTTAGGCACAAACATAGGCACAACTAAAGGAGGCTTACATTATGGCTACATTGGCTGAAATAAGAGCGAAGTTAAAATCTCAGGAAGTGAATCGCTCCACTTCTACTACTGGCGGAGACAACGCCATATTTCCACATTGGAATATTCAGGAAGGACAAGAAGCAGTTTTAAGATTCTTACCCGACAAGGACACAAACAATACTTTTTTCTGGACTGAAAGAAACATGATCAAACTGCCTTTTGCAGGGATCAAAGGACAGACAGACTCAAGACCTGTACAGGTACAAGTACCTTGTATGGAGATGTATGGGAAAACTTGTCCGGTTCTTACAGAGGTAAGACCATGGTTCAAAGACAAATCAATGGAAGACATGGGTAGAAAATATTGGAAGAAAAAATCGTACATCTTCCAAGGTTTTGTTACACAAAATCCATTGCAAGAAGACGCAACACCAGAGAATCCAATAAGAAGATTTATTATTGGTCCTCAAATTTTCAACATTATCAGAGCGGCATTGCTTGATCCAGAAATGGAAGAACTGCCAACTGATTATGTAAAAGGTGTTGACTTTAGAATAACCAAAACATCAAAAGGTGGTTATGCTGACTACTCAACATCAAAATGGTCAAGAAGAGAAAGACCGCTTGATGAAGCAGAAAGAGCCGCTATAGACAAAAACGGTTTATTCAATTTGTCAGACTTCAGACCAAAGGAACCAACTGAAGCAGAAGTAAAAATAATCAAAGAATTATTTGAAAAGTCTGTGGATGGTGAAGCGTATGACTTGGAGAAATACGGACAGTATTTTAGACCAGCAGGCGTTAGTGTTCCACAATCATCAACTCCAAAAGCAAGTGAACCTGCTCCAGTTGAAACAAAAACTGAAGAAGTAAAACCTGCAGAGAGTCAACCTGCTCCAGCACAACCAAATACGGACAGTGCCAAAAGAGCAGAAGACATTCTTAAGTTGATTAGATCTAGACAAGCGAAGTAATGAATGTTATTCGAAATAGACAACATACCGTCTTTTAGAATACATTTATACAATCACTCCGTTGCTAACAAATGGCAAAATCTTGTAAAAGAATCATTTGTTGGTGACGGCAGTGACATTGATCACAGACGTTCTTTTTTGTTTCATAAAACTAAAGAAGATATACAACATGATCTTGTAAAAGCAATTCAAAATATTAACAAAAGTTTAAAAAGAAATGTTATTGAATTGCCGGATCCTATAGATTGGCAAAACGAAGATTTTTATAATAAATTGCACTATCATTTTGAAACACTTGGTGGCACATTTGAAAATCCAAGCAATTTGTATCTAGGAGCACCAAAACATTTACAGGAAAGTATTATGGATTTAAATTTTTGTGTGCATCAGTTGGAAAATGATCCAAAAGATCGACATGAAAAACTTGAAGTGCAGTGGACCAAAACACGAGAAACACTAAAAAGAATTAAGTTTGAAGACAATGAATATCAACATATGAAATTTAGCAAAACAAAACACGAAGTTTATCTTGGCTACAACGAAGTTGGTAAAAATTACATAGACTTATGGAGAGATAATTTACCAGTAGACTACAAAGAACTGCAAAATAATCATTACATAGGTCTAAACTTTTTTGTTTCGTTGATCGACAAACCTGTGATATTTGAAAACAAGTTTGTAAATTGGATGGAAAAACACAAAATTGATCCTTACAATAAAAAATTAGGAATTGGTTTAATGCCAATTGGAAAATGTGAGATGATCACTATGAATCATTTGACAAAAAACAGTAAAGTTAATATAATTTACTAGTATGAAAAGAAAAATAAAAAAAGCAGTCGATTGGATATTGTATCAACAAATACCTGCATGGATAGTGATAGGATTGATAATTGTCTGGATAATATTATAGGATAAAAATGACAAAAGTTTTTGATGTAACAAAATTTAGAAAGAGTATTACGAAATCAATACAAGGATTAGGTATAGGATTCAATGATCCCACAGATTGGATATCAACAGGAAACTATGCTTTAAATTATTTGATATCAGGCGACTTTAACAAAGGAATTCCCCTAGGAAAAGTATCTGTGTTGGCTGGTGAATCAGGAGCAGGCAAATCTTATATTGCTTCAGGCAATATTATTAAAAATGCACAGGATCAAGGTATATTTGTAATTTTAATTGATTCTGAAAACGCATTAGATGAAACTTGGTTACAGGCTCTTGGAGTCGACACAGATGAAAAGAAACTATTAAAATTAAGTCTATCCATGATAGATGATGTTGCAAAAACTGTATCTGAATTTATGAAATCCTACAAAGACGAACACGCAGATAACAGAGAAAATGCTCCAAAAGTTCTGTTTGTGATAGACAGTTTAGGCATGATGATGACTCCAACAGATGTTGATCAGTTTGAAAAAGGTGAAATGAAAGGTGATTTGGGTAGAAAACCTAAGGCATTGACAGCACTCGTAAGAAACTGTGTAAACATGTTTGGAAGTTGGAACGTGGGTCTTGTAGCAACTAATCACACATACGCATCGCAAGACATGTTTGATCCAGATGACAAAATATCAGGTGGACAAGGATTCATATACGCAAGTTCAATTGTGATAGCAATGAAAAAACTTAAACTAAAAGAAGACGAAAAAGGTAATAAAGTCACAGACGTAAGAGGTATTAGAGCGGCCTGCAAAGTGATGAAAACTAGATATGCTAAACCTTTTGAAAGTGTACAGGTCAAAATTCCGTACGATACAGGAATGGATCCATACTCAGGTCTGCTTGATCTTTTTGAGAAAAAAGGCATAATTGTGCAACAAGGAAACCGTTTAAAATACATAGGTGCAGACAAAAAAGAAATCATAGAGTTCCGAAAAAATTGGACTGGAGATAAATTAACAAAAGTCATGAAAGACTTTAGTAATTTAACAGACCAACCCGAGGAACCAAAGGATGCAGAATAGCATGGATCATGAACAAATTGAAGAAATTTGGACCACTGTATCTCATTATGTTACTGAAAGACAAAAACTTGATTGTGCAGTAAATTTTGTAAAAGTACTTGTAGATCAAGGAGTAGATATAAAAACTCTGAGAGCCGCACAAGAATACGATGAAAAATTAACAGAAGCAGTTGACATTGTGCTTGAAGACTCAGAAGATAATGAAGAAGTAGATGTGTCAAACTATTACGATGAGGACGAATGAGTTGGTACAATATTATAAGCAAAGACATTAGCAAGATTCCAGATTGCATTTTACACTACAACAACGAATATAATACCGCCAGAAAAGAGTGCGGTATATGGGGCAACCTTGAAAAATCATCAGCGGCTCTGCCAGGAATAGTTGAACATAGATTTCAGCAACTGCAAGAAATTGAAGCAATATTAGAATATCTTAACATTGAAAAAAGAAAATTAAGAGCCGATCATTTTAGAAAATACTTAGAAAATTATCAAAGAGCATTGTCCAGCCGTGACGTAGAAAAATATGTTGATGGTGAAGCAGATGTTGTAGATTTTGAAAAAATTGTAAATGAATTTGCATTATTGAGAAATCGTTGGTTGGGTATCACCAAAGGTTTAGATCAAAAACAATGGCAACTGACCAACATTGTGAAACTAAGAGTAGCAGGTATGGAAGATGCCACAATCAAATAGAATAATACTCACAGACGTCGACGGTGTACTGCTCGAATGGGAGCATCACTTCACAAAATGGATGTTGCAACGCACTTTGTTTGACGAGAGAGGAGCAAGATATCATCCTTACAGACTTTTACCGGACAAACAAAACACTTATGAGATGGCCGAACGGTTTGGTGTTACTAAAACAGAAATAAGAAAATTAATACGAGAGTTCAACAGAAGTGCATGGATGGGCACACAAAGACCTATGCCTGAATCTCAAACTTGGGTAAAACTTTTACATGCAGAAGGCTGGACATTTATACCTATCACTTCTCAAACTTCTGACATACCAGCACAGCAATTACGAAAGAAAAGACTTGCTGAACTTTACGGCCCAAATGTTTTTCAAAATTATCATATACTAGGCACCGGAGCAGACAAAGACTCGGCACTGGCAGAGTTTCATAACACAGGATTATGGTGGGTTGAAGACAAACCACACAATGCAGTCACAGGACTACAATTTGGACTCAAACCAATATTGATAAATCACACATATAACCAAAGTTTTGAACATCCTGAAATTACGAGAGTAAATAATTGGAAAGACATATATGAAGTTATCAATAACAAGCACAAAACCTATTAAGAAATTCTATCTTAAAGATGTTGCAGGAAAAAATTACGACATTGAACTAGACAAAGAGCAAAATATTCCTCATCAATGGTATGAGTTATTGGTACCATACATGGGCGAACAGATCGAAATCAAGGATATACTAATCAACGATGAAAGTATAAAAGAAAATATTTACACAGGATTTTATACAGACGGTGAAGGCAAACGTCATCAACCTGCCACAGCGGTTTGGTCTGAAGGAGGAGTGTTTAGTGTATGGATTCATACAGAACCTGGAAGAATATGGCAAAGATTTGCTGATCAAATTAGATCAGGTGATTTTGGCAAATATCTTTTTGACAAATATCTTTTTACTGTGGACAGACCAACAAAAATTGCAGACTATTGGGACAAAACATTAAAACATTATTTTGGATTTGGCGATGGACCAAATTATTGGTTGAAAAATGATAGATTTACACCATACGCATATGTAGATCAAATACAAAAACAAGATTACAACATCAAGCATCTTGTCAAAGAGTTTGATTCTTGTTTTCCTGAAGGCAACTGGTGGTGCGGCAACATTCAAACAAAACACACCAAAAGAGGACTTCAAGTTGGCTATGCTGATTTGCCTTTCACAGAAATCAAAGACTTACCTAGTAAATTTGTGCAAGAATTTGTGAGAAAAGTTGGATACAAAAGAATAATTGACATACAGATTCAAACACTTGCACCCAAAACAAGTTTGCACATACATAAAGATCATCACTACCACAGAAAATGCTATCCTTATACTTCGGGTGCCAAAAAGTTTTATTGGACATTGGGAGATCATAATGATGTATATTTTAAATTAGGTAATGCAGGACTATTACCATTGGACCACGCACTTTTTATCAACGCAACTGAACATGTTCATGCTGTTGTCAACGAACAAGACAAAGAAAGATCAGTTTTGACCATGTATGGAGAACTATAATGTTTTATATTTGGCACACATTATTAATTACGGCTTTTGTGTTTAGTGCTTTTGCACTTGGATACAAACTGGGTATTACAAAATGGAAAACCAAGCGAAAAAAATACTAATCTGTGGCCTACCTGGCTCAGGAAAAACTACACTAGCAGAAATACTAGTCAAACATTTTGATGCTGTCTGGTTGAATGCAGACGAAGTAAGAAAACAGGCCAACGATTGGGATTTCTCAACAGAGGGAAGAACAAGACAAGCAAACAGAATGAAAAATCTTGCTCAAGAGGCTTTGGACAAAGGCAAACATGTCATTGCAGACTTTGTGTGTCCAACTGAAAAGACACGAGAAGATTTCGCCGCTGACTATGTGGTATGGATGGACACAATCAAAGAAGGCAGATTTGATGACACAAATAAGATGTTCGAACCACCTAAAAAATACAATATCAGACCCTATTTCATGCAGGCACCAATGTGGGCAAAGTTAATTAAAGAAGACATAGAAAGAACACTTCCATACAAATGGGATAACAAAGCACCAACGGCACAGATGCTAGGACGTTGGCAACCGTGGCATGACGGACATCAAAAATTATTTGAAGCAACACTGAAAAAAACAGGACAAGTTTTAATAATGGTTAGAGATGTGCAAGGTGTTGGAGACAATCCGTTTGATTTTGAAACTGTAAAAACAAACATTGAAAAAGCACTAAATCCAAAATATAAAAATAGATTTAGAATTTTACTTGTGCCAAATATTACAAACATATGTTATGGTAGAGGTGTTGGATACAAAATTGAAGAAATTGTTTTGGATAAAGAAACACAAAAGATATCAGCCACAGCAATAAGACAAAAAATGCGTGATCACGGCAATCTTTAGTAATGAAAAAAATAAAAAGTTGGTACTTACCTGATAACGAAGAGCATTTTGTCAAAGAAATGACACAAAAAAATGTAGACGGTTATCAAATTCAAAGTAGACAGGCCACACTTAAAAAAATAAAAAATTTACCTGGATTCATTCCATTATTGGCACTAGATGTTGGTGCAAATGTTGGATTTTGGACACGAGATTTAGCCAAAATGTTTAAAAAGGTAAATGCATATGAACCACTAGCAGATAACATTGAATGTTTACAAAGAAATGTAAACAACAACAATGTAATTCTCAAACAATTTGCTTTGGGTGACAAAACTGAAACAAAAGAATTAATGATTCCACAAAATGGCAACTGTGGCTCAGCAACTTTTCAAAATTCAAATATAGTTGACGACAGTGAAATAAAACGCATAGATGTTGCAGTCAAAACATTGGACAACGACCTTGCTAGTGAAACAACAGAAATGCTACAAAATTGTTTTATAAAAATTGATACACAAGGACACGAAAATGAAGTACTTAAAGGTGCAGAAACTTTTATTAATGTACATAAACCTGTGATATGTTGTGAAGTGAGAGCAAATCGAGAACACGTTGGGCCTGCTATAGATTTTTTTAAAAAAATGAATTACAAATTGTATTTTAATTACAAAAAAGAATATACTTTTGTATCAAAACAAAGATTTCCTAAACGTCTTTCGTAAAAACAAGTTCTATATTTTCTTTTTGCAGTATTCTGTTGATCCAAACTTTATAATTGTCTGTTTTAAATTTTTCTACTATGTTATTGAGTCTTTCAAAATTAGTATCAGTATCACCTATATTCATTTCACACTCACATAACACAACTTTAGCCGGCAATGATAAATCCAGTATTTCCGAAAGCATTTCATACCAACGTCCTTCAACATCTAATTTGATTATATCAACATCTCTGCCATACTGTTTTGATATTTCTTTTAAATTTGTAGTTTTTACAGAAATCACATCTTTGTATTCTGCTGGTTCGTCCAATTGAAAACACTTTCCATCTCCAACAGGATCATAGAACTTTTTTATTTGGCCTGCTATCGAGTCATATGCTTTCATGTGATGAGTGATACGAAAGCCTGCCCTATTGGCTCTGTCTGTTGTATTTTTTGATAACGGAGTTGGATCAAAGGTTAGAATTTTTGCACGTTTGTTTTCTCTTCTGCACTCAATTTCGTATCTAATTTCTCTAGACACACCAAAATTCCAAAACATCTTTGCATTTTTACGTAATTCATCGGGTGTACTGTATTGTTTCCAACGTGTCCAGCCGTTTTTATTCTCCTGCCCTCCACTGTAAATTAAAGGAAAATTTTTTTCAAATTGTCGACAACGTTCTGAAATATTCATGTGAAAATATTTATTTGTTAAATATTGATATGAAAATATACGTTGGTCATGACAGTAGAGAAGACATTGCTTACCAAGTTTGTGAGCATTCAATCAAGAGAAGAGATCCATCAGCAGAAGTTATTCCATTAAAACAAAGACAGATGAGAGAACAAGGACTCTACACACGACCAGTAGATAAATTAGCATCAACAGAATTTACATTTACAAGATTTTTTATTCCATACCTAAATGATTTCAAAGGCTGGGCAGTTTTTTGTGATTGCGATTTTGTATGGCGTATACCTAGTCATGAACTTATTAAATTTTGTGATCCAAGTAAAGCAGTGGTTTGTGTTCAGCATGATTATCAACCCAAAGAAGGCACAAAAATGGACGGACAGGTGCAGACTGTGTATCCAAGAAAAAACTGGAGCAGTATGGTATTATGGAATTGTGAACATCCAAAAAACAAAATACTTACACCAGAACTTTTAAACAAAGAGACGCCTAAATTTTTACATAGATTTAGTTGGCTTGAAGATAATGAAATTGGTTCTCTACCTCATGAGTACAATTGGTTAGTTGGTTGGTATAAAGAACCTACTGATGGCAAACCAAAAATACTTCATTACACAGAAGGTGGACCATGGTTTGATGGATACAGAGATTGTGAATATTCAGACGTATGGAAAAAAGAATTAATTAATTTATTTTCAAACTAATGACAACAGTACTAGATAAATTTGACATCAACAAACACTATTTTGAACATCCGTATCCTCACGTCATAATTGAAGACGCACTACCCAAAGACTATTATAATAAATTATACGACACTTGGCCTGTGTCAGACATTAAACAAGCATTGCCTATCATAGGCGGACACACATTTAGATACATGTCAAATGATGTTCTTAACAAAAAAATAGTTCCTGTGTCAGCAGAATGGCAAAAGTTTTTTGAGGAGCATACTTCACAAGACTATTATCTAAAAGTTTTAAATATTTTTGAAAAACATATCAAACATATAGATTTTCTCAAGAACGAAAAAGTCAAAATTAGAGGTGCAGGAAAAAGTAATGTTGTGACCGAAACACAATTTGTTATTCACAATCCAGTAAAAGAAACAACACGTACAGATCATCTGGATAACCCTATTGAAATATATGCAGGACTTTTGTACATGCGAAAGCCTGAGGACAATGCAGAGGGTGGAGATTTTGTAATTTATAAATCAGATCCTGTCACTGAAGTGTCTCGGAACAACGGTCGAGAACTATTAGAAAAAACACAAAGACAAGATGTAAAAACTATAAAATACAAACCAAACTGTTTTGTTATGTTTCTAAACACAAACACAGCAGTGCATGGAGTCACTCCAAGAATAAATTCACAAACAGAAAGATTAAGTATCAATATCATTGCAGAAGTCACAGACAGAAAGTATGCAATGTTTCCAATTAGAAAAATTTAAAGAATTTTTAAATCTTTAAGCACACTTACAGCAGTGCCGTTGCTGTATTCTTCAGGAGTAAACTGTTGGTATGCTAAAGAATTAAGCCAACTAGTTGGATCTTGATATTTTGGATTTTCAATATTTGAATAATCTGTGTCACATATTGAAGCGGCAAAACTGCGAGGATGGCAAAACACAGGTACGCCATTACATAAAGATTCAACTGCACTGATTGAACAACTTGTGACACACGCCCAAGCATTTTTTAGTTCTTCTTCAATAGGAATTGTGGCTTCTGATGGACCGCTTGTGCCTCTGCCTCTTGGCTTATGTCTAACTAAAATTGGTCTATCTGTGTGCTGTTTAATTTTTGCTATTGTGTTTTCCAGCCAATTTATTTCTTTAAGATAATTGTGTATTCCAAAACTGCTAGGGCATACTAAAATATGTTTTCCATTTTGCCTTTTGTCTTTAACTTGAACGTTAAATTTTTCTAATCTTTTGTTGTCTAAATCTTTTATGAATGGCACATGAATATTATTTTTACAAATACGCCAATAATGATTGTCTGGTTTTAAATTTTTATTATTAAATCTGCCAAAGTAAGGAGTATCAGTGAACCAATAGGTTAATTTTTTATCTTGTAATTGATGTACAAGACTTATATTGTTTCCTGTGAATCCCCAAAACATGTATTGATCTAAAGTGCTGTTGAATGTATTTGTTGCCGAATTGTCTAAGACTTTTGTTTCATTTGGCCAAGTTTTTTGAATGCCGTTAAAAACTTCCCAACACTTGCTTTGTGGTTTATCAGATGGTGCGTAGATTGTTAGCATCAATAAACTCCTTTAGCATCCTTGCCCATTGTTGATGTCCTTCTGCACTTGGATGAGGATCATTAGGACTAACAACCATTTTTTTATCTAAAACAAATTCGTAATGACTCATATTGGGACTAAAAAATCTTTTCATGTCTAGTGCATTGTAAATTGTTTTATAGTCTTCTGTATCAATTTGAAAACTGTTTGGTAAAGCATTATACATCACATAAGGAATATTTTTTCTTGCAAAATAATTTTGCAAATCAAACACATGATCTAAAAAACCCATTGTTGCATTGCCTTCAATGTGCCAACCCTTTTGCCTCTGTATGAATGATATGTTATCAAGTGTTTTCCAGGTTCTCCATGTGAGATCTGTACCTTCAATTCTTCCAGACTTCCAACCATCGTTGGTTACATAATCATTTCTATGCTGGCTACTCCAACCAATCACAGCAAAAATATCTTTTTTATTATTTTGTTCACACCAGACTTTTGTACTGAAACTGATGCGTGAATTTCCTCTACCACCCATTGCAATATTGGCAAGATCCAAACTGTACAAATCAGCCAGTTCTTTTGACACAAAGGTTTCTACACCGTCTTTGGGTCTAGGTGTTAAAAAACTACATCCATTGGAAAACAATTTGCTCATACCAGTATTTTATAATATAATTAGTGTAATAGCAATGATTGTACAAAACATTTCCAAATTACAGTATTTTCTACAACGTGGAGACTCTACGGATCACTCGATTAGATATAATGTAAATTATCATCCATTGGCTCCAAAAAAAGTATTTGATAGTCCTGAAACTTTTATGATTGAATTAAAAAACGTAAAAGCAAACAGTTGTCCAATGCTTATAACTGAAGACAACGAAATGCTGACTGAACACATTTGGCCATTAGTTCACAAGTATAAAAATAAACCAGACCAAAATCATGGCTGTTGGGCCAAAGGTGAGTGGGGTTCAACAATGAACATTAACATCAAAGAAGTATCCAAATCATTTGCCGAACCATACAAACATGTTTGGCTACCAGTAGACAAAGAGTCAGCAGAAAATCCATGGCATGTATGGATAGACATGATATCCAAATTTCGATTGCTTGAAAAAAGATATGGTTTAGAATTTGAAAACTACATTTATATTTTGAGTCATAAAAGCAATTATTTTGATAAAGTTGCAAAAGAACTTTTTCCCGATCTAAAATACTATGTCATGCCTCCAAACACCACATGGCATTTTGATCACTTGATAGTTCCGTCAATGAGTAACACTGATGACGGCGTAACTGTTCCGGAACTACCAAATTGGTTACGACATAAATTTACATTAAGGGGTCAAAAACAAAGCAAAAAGGTTTGGATCAGTAGAGAAAACAGTATTACGAGAAAAGTATTGAATGAACAAGAAATTATACTAGCACTCAAAGGTTGGCAAATAGTAAAACTTGAATCAATGAATTTTTTAGAGCAAATGAAACTGTTTTCTAGTGCAGAGGTAGTGGTTGCTCCGCATGGTGCTGGATTGATAAATCTTTTGTGGTGCTATCCAAAAACAAAAGTAATTAATATTGATAAACTAATACAAAGTAATTTAAAAACGGCCATATTGATTGGTCAAGGTTATGGTTTCAATGAACTTATACAAAAACGGCAGAAAAGGAA